GCTAACTAACGACCACAGGCTTCCACTTCCATACGAGGGGTTGTCGTGGTCTCAACAAACACCCCCGCAGATCGGCTAATACTAAACCATGACGCCACTCATGGAAAAGGCAGAACAAGTTCAGGCTGTCAAGGAGCGACTCACTGATTGATAACTTGTTATGTTTTTAGCTTCACGCGTGCACCTTACACGAAGTCAATAAGTTAAGGATCGCACTAAGCCTTAACTGGATGTTGAATAACCACGATGCAAACACTAATAACCGCGATGCAATCGTTTAGCAGAAAAATTGGCAGGGATAAGATCCTGAATTGCTTCAAGATCACACAACTGCTTAACCGAACGAGAAATATTTTGACCTGTACGCAACATAATGGGAATACATTCAACAACCTGCATTATCTTACCGAACAAGATACCCATACTATTCCAATTGGTTGGATAACCATGGGGCTGATTTTCGGTAAAAGCTTTGCAAACACTAACAGCCTCAGCCTGTTCAGGCGGGCTACCAGTGGTGAACAATCCTACAACAGAGTTGGCAGAGGGAACAAGTTCAACTGAACGAACAATCTTAACCATGGGCTTGCAAGCATAAGGCATGCCCTGGAAATTAACAACACTAACTCCATAATTACGATCCAAAGTATCAAACCAACCGGTCGTTGGGTCAAGTTCGTCAATAGGCACTGGAGTACGCGTAGCCATAATAACCTTACGGTATTGGCTGGACTCTTGGACATTAAAGACGGGCTCATAAATAGACCCAACAACATAAACACCCTCAATGGCCTTAACCACGGACGCGATCATCTTTGGATTCTGCTGTAACATATCCGCTTGGGTAATGGGGGGAATGACAACACTAGAATAAGATGTGTCAATAACCTCCTCCAACGGAATATCTTCACCAGTAGTCAAATACAATCGCGTCGTACGGGTCGTGACACCAGTAGCAGGCGGGTTGACAATGGTCAGAACATTCAACTGTTGGCCGGTTGTAGCGTTAATCAAATAAACTTGGTTGGCAGTAGGACCTGAACCAACTATATAATTAACACTATCACCGACTGCAATAGAGAATGTACCCGACACATCCTGATAAGCTGTAGCGGATACAATAATTGGACTCGGCAAACCACTCAATAAACCAACAAATGAGGGAAAAGCCGGATACATAGGAGTGGTGGCATTAGCCATATTCAAAGAAATTGGAGCTGTGAGCAGAGCACCAGTGGAGGAACCCTGCGCACGTAGGTACAGTGGAGTAGCACCAGTAAGCTCATCAATAACAGCATAACTCTTTTCGGACAAATTGGTGGGATAACGCATACAAGTGACAGTTCCTTGGTTCAAAATATCAGGGGTATTGAACATAATATTCATCCCCTGAGATGTGAACCGAAAAGCATCAATGATACCCGACACGCCCGATGGACCGGGCGGTAAAATCTCACGCATAACAGCCGAATCAATGATAGTGAAATACTCATTACCATCATCAGGATCTAGAGAGATCCAAGACGGGTAAAAGGCAAGAGCACGATCAACAAGAGAGCCGAAAACCTTAACAAACCGGTCCATCATATCAGGACCAAATTCACCATCATTTCGACGTGCAAGCACGATAGTAAGAGCACGAAACAATGGAAACTGCAAAAACAGCATGCTATAAGTCTTACCAGTTAAATCAATCTCAGAGGGGGACTGCCAGGGGAAGACGACAGTGGTAAGACCTCGAAAGAATCCTCCAGTGGAGGACGTAAACGCCGCATCTGGGACTCGAGCTGAGTCGATAGACTGGCAATGTTCTCCACATGGGTCACAATAGTTTTCAATAAATTGATAAGCCTGGTCTGAGAATCTAGGAGCTTCGTCAAGACTGGAGATAATTGGCTCAACTCGTCGCACTCGCTGGGGCTTTGGGGCAAGCTCTGAGAGCCCGGTCTGCACACCAGTGGGGACTTGAGTAACTGTGACATTGTTGATTTGGGAACGCTTCTTTCGAGCACGCCTCTTGGCGGATTTGGAAGGGGCAGACTGAGACGGATTACGCTGGCGCGTGTTAACTGTGACCGTCTTAGCTGCAATTTTGACATTACGATTTGGTGGCATAATAAGTTCAACCTCGTTTTCGGGTGAACAGAACCCTACATTCGCAAGATAATATCATTGTACTCTTCTTCATGACGACGCACACGGGTCATCACGGGGTTAACAACAATAGAGGATTCAATATCCATTTGCTCTTCAACAGATATATCCCATGCATCAGAAAAGGAAATTCGAGCTTCCAGAAAAACAACTGGGGGCCCAACTTTCCACCAACGACGCATACTTGCATAATGCTCAGCGAGCCATGGTTTCATACTAACCATACGACTGGTATTTGCAGCCCGTATCATCTCAGTGGCCAAAGCAGAAGCAATTGGAACACCAAAACTAGCGGCACGCTCACATTGACCAAGAGTGTTAACGTAAGCGGCCGCTTTATACCGACCATAATTACGAGTGGTCCAGCTAGTACGACCCATGATTCGTTCAGGTTTGCGCGACATGGTTGGTCCATAATAAGTATCGATCAACCTAGCCTGACAGAATTCAGCACGATGAATGCTGAACGCTACCTCAAACTTCATTTTAAACCCATATTTAGCAAACAACCCAATCTCACGCGCACGGGGTAAATCTACGCGTTCAATTACGACCAATGAATCATCTCCATTGACCATAATTGAATGCTTAGTAACACCCGTCTCAAACAAATACTGTTTCAACATTGAATACATAATAAGTGAATTACCCAAACCCGTATCCATATCGCCACTCATCCTAGTCCCAAAGGTCTTAAATTTAATCCCTTTGCGGGATGAACCGCGATTTACATACG